CCCTAACAATAGCTTCCCAAGGTCTGGACCTGACAGTGATTGGTTGGCGGCCAATAGCTGCGCTGAAGTAATTGTTTTCCAAGAGTATGACAGCGCTACACAAAAGAACGAGAGTGTAACACCTTACTTATCAGCTGGTAAAGTATATACCCGTAGAGTTACTGACATGACAGACGAAGAAGAAGCGGCGGTAGTTACTGCAGCTAATTCTGAGGTGGCTGCTCGTAACAGAGCAAAAAGAGATACTCTTTTAGCAGACTCAGACTGGGTTGTTACTAAGGCTTTAGAAGCAAGCATTGCAACTCATGCTAGTTGGGTTACTTATCGTACGGCACTACGCAACATTACTGCTCACGCTAACTGGCCTAACTTGGCAACAGCCGACATAGAAGGCAACGGGGGAGACTGGCCTACAAAGCCCGTACAATGATCCACGTATTTGCTTTAATGTTATACATAGGAGCGGGTGAGGACAAAAAACTTATAAGCGATGATATGTACTTTCGCAAAGTTGAAAGCTGCAACTACTATGCAGAACAACTTATTAAGTCTTTTGGATCTCACCCTAACAATGACCCTAGAAGGGCTTACTGTATCCCCAAATCAGTAGATCCGGCTAAAGAACAAATCTACTACTAAAAATAGAGATCGCTAATGATAGGTCTCCCTAGAAATACCAAATAAAGGATTCTTTATGTCAAGAAGATCAGAAAAGAAAAAGTCCCGTTATGCTGATAAGAATGAAGGTAATGTTCACGTATTACCTAGATTTCATGTTCTTCCTAAGAATGAGAAGCAAAACTACTTGATACAAGCTATTAAGAAAAGTCCAGTTGTAGTGACCATTGGTTGCGCTGGTACTGGGAAAACTTACTGTAGTGCTGGAACAGTAGCACAACTCTTTCTGAAAGGGGGCTATCGCAAAATAGTCCTTACACGCGCTAACGTACCCACAGGTAAAAGTCTAGGACACTTCCCAGGAACTATCGCTGAGAAGATGACTCCTTGGTTACTTCCTATGTTGGAAGTTCTTAAGAAAGCCTTTGGTACGGGCAAGTATGAGTATTTAATGAGTAAAAATGACATTGAGATTCAGCCCATTGAGACTATACGGGGGCGTTCTTACGAGAATGCTCTTGTGTTAGTTGATGAGGCTCAAAATTTAAACATGGATGAACTAAAGGCCATAAGTACACGCATCGGCGAAAATTCTAAACTAATTCTTATGGGTGATCCTGCGCAGTCAGACGTTAAGGCTGGGGCAGATCTCATGAGGTTCTCTAGGCTTATACAGTCTAACGGTATTAACCTCCCTGTGATTGAGTTTGGTGTAGAAGACATCGTAAGAAGCGACATAGTTGCTGACTTAGTGAGGATGTTTATAGCAGAAAAAATCTAATTAAGGAACTAATCAATGAAAACTTATTACTATAACGGAGCACAAATCCTTGCTCCTTTCACAATTACATCAAACGAACCTATGTTCGATATGACTACTATCTCTTTAAAAACACAGAGAGCCTCTCAAGGTGCTCAACGTTGGGAGTTATCCTTTGACATTATTGCTGAAAATAGTAATCAGGCAGATCTATTTGTTAGTTCCTTTAAGGACATTGAAGGCGCAAATACCATGATTATGCCGCAGTTGACTAGCTCAACTAAACCTCGTTACAACTCTTCGGGCGAAGATACTCTTTATAAAACAGGAGAAGTTGGCGCAAATTTAAATGAAATAACTATGCCAATATCTGTCGCTGCTAGCACAGGGGTAACTCAAGTGTATATCGGTGCAGGTACGGCAGTGTTAACAGGGTTAATGCCTAAAGGTACTTTTATAAAATTTACTAATAGCGATAAACTTTATGTTACAACTTCAGACGCAAACTTTGCAAACTCAGGTTCAGCTATTGATATTTATCCAAGATTAAAGAAGACTCTAAGTACCTCTGATAATATTGTATTAAAAGATCTTGTTCAATTCTCTTACTACAGAGATATTAGCAATCAACAAGGTATAACTTTTACAGACGGAATTTTATCAAATATTGGCCAGATTAATTTAATTGAGGCGGTATAATGGCTAGGTCTTTTTCAACTAACTTTACAACTGCTCTAAACAGTGGGTCTGTTACATATTTTTTCTTAATTGAAATTGACTTAGAAAGAGTTTCTGCAAACAACACAAACAGAGTTACTTATTATTATACTAGCTTTAACAGGGATATTAGCTGGAATAGTCAAACTTGGGTTGGCGATGGGGGAGTCTTCGAAATAGATTCTCCAAGATTCTCTTCTATAATTGATAGAGAAGCCTACATTATTACTCTAACTGATGCTGCCAACAGTCTCTCTGACACTTTTAAACAAGGCGTAATTGGCAATAATATAAAGGTTCGTCTGGGTTTGTTGAACAGTAGTGAACAACCTATGCTTGGCGTTGATAGTAATAGCGTTAGTGATATTGTTTTTCTTTACTCAGGATTTATTGACTCCCCAACAATAGCAGTTAATTGGGATACTAAGATTGCTAAAATAGAAGGGACTTCTCCTATGGCTGACTTAGATCAGATAAACTTAACTATGATTTCTAAAGATGGAATGGATCAAAAGAATTCTACAGACACCTCTTTTGACAACATTTACGATGATAATGAAACTGCTATTTCATGGGGGAAAATTTAATGCCTTTTGGAATTGGTAATATTCTTAGCCTTGGCCTCACCCTTGCTTCGGCTGCATATCAACAAAAACTTGCGAGAGAAGCAGAGCGGCGGCGTCAAGCTGCCCTTGATAAGGCTCGTGGACAAAAGTTTAATGTAACTTCAGAAGCAGCCCCGTTACCTGTTATATACGGTAAGCAACTTGCTGCAGGAGTAAAAACAGGACACAAAGTTAAAAACGGCTATTCAGCTTCTAGTCCAGTAAATTATGACAATGCTTTTGAAAAGGACTTTAGTGACACTAGTGTTAGCGGTTCTAAAAAAGAATTTTTAGGAGTTCAAACAGCACTCTGTCACGGTGGAATTGAAGGTGTTCAACACGTTTTAGTAGATGGGCTTGACTATCGTGGTCTAACAAGTGAAATGAAAAACAGCAACTCTAAATATAATCATAGATTCCATATACATAACTCTGGAGGAGGAGATAGCGCCTCTAGTAGTATGGGGTTTCTTTCTACTAATACTTTTACCGACATAGCTTGGGTTTCTTCTTTTTTTAAACTTAACAGAGAAACCCCTCAGTATAGTGGTAGCCCTGAAGTTGAGTATATTTTAAAGGGTAAAAAAGTAAGGAAAATTAATAGCTCGAATTACACTTTAAATACTACTTATGAATATTCAAATAACCCTGCTTATTGTTTGTTAGACTACCTTCTAAACACTAACTATGGCAGAGGTCTTCCAGCTGATAAGGTAGACTTAGTCTCTTTTTATAACTCTGCAGTTATTTGTGATACAGTAAAACTCACTAATGCAACTCTCGGAGGGAGTGTTAACGGAACTAAACCTATTTTTAGTTATTCAAATAACGATGCCTTTCCAGGGGTTAATGACTTTTCTCAGAGTGACTTTTCAACTACTGATTTGTCTAATTCAACTTATTTATATTTTGCAGAAAATACTTCTCAGCTTTATTCTTTAGCCGTAGCTAACAATGGTACTCCTACTTACACTGAAATTAACACTCCTAACACGGACACTATTCGTCTTTATGAATGTAATATGACTCTGGACACTTCCGAAACTATTAGAGATAACATTGAGAGAATTCTGTCTACTATGGGAATGACAAGTCTTGTATGGACACCTGATGGCAAATACAAGCTATCTTTAGAATACCCTGTAGATGAAGCCGCTGTATCAGCATTAGTTAACAGTAATCATTCTTTTGGAGACGACGATATTGTTCGAGAAGAAGTGACTATTGTATGGCCTACTGCTCAAGAAAGATTCACTCAAGCTACCGTTCAATTTCCTAATGAATCCGAAAACTTTGATATGGATTCTATAACTTGGCCGCCAACATCATCAGTGGCTAACACTCCTTACGCTACCTTTTTAGCTGAAGATAATAATAATCCTTTGACTAAGAGTTTTTCTCCAGACGGTATTACCAACAAATATCATGCACAGGCTTACGCTGAACAGCAAGTAAGAAAATCAAGAGGCATCTTTACAGTTGATATTACACTTACTAGAAAAGCAATGACAGTAGAGCCAGGAGACATTATTTATATTAAGTCTGATGCTGCAGGTTTAATTCAGAACAGAGGTCAAGCTAATGAAACAGGATATCATTTTAAAGTTGAATCAATTAGAATTAATGATGATTTTTCAGTAAAAGTTAAATGCTATCATTTTCATTCAGGGTTTTTAGCTTGGAATGTACTAGACGATGTATCTTACTCAATAATTCCTGAAATTGATTTTTCGGTAGCTCCAGTAACATCACTTTCTTTTTCATCTTCTTCAAATCAACTTTATGGCAGCTCTGCAGGGAAGTTAACTTGGACAGCCTCGGATGATATCTCTGCAACGGATTACGTTGTTGAAGCAAAACTTTCTACGGAAAATGATAATCAGTACCAACAAGTAGGCACAACAGTGAATACAACGTTTGACATTCTTGGAATGAAAACGGGAACTTATATCTTTTCGGTAAGAGCGCGGTCTATAAATAATAGGCTTTCTAACAGGGTGACTTTGCAGCAGACCTTGCAGTTACTAACTAATGGGACTGTTGAAATAATCTATGCAAACACCGCTAATGCGGCTACTAACACTCAATCTTATACTTTTTCTACTCAAGAGTTTGTAGCGTACTACTCTCACACGGGTGCTCAACCGACTCTACCCCTCAGAGCGGGAGTAGCCTTCCATAAATTTGTAGGCTCAGACGGGACTTCAGGAAACAGTACTTTCCCTATTTATGCAGATAGTACTTCAGGAGGGAATCAGTCTTTTAGCCCTATAGGAAAAACCCATGTGAATTTTTTCTCTTCGGTTTCTTCCCCTAGCCTTCCAGTAAATGGGTTAACCTTTGTACCACTAGGCACTGCTGGGACAAGGGGTCCAGGGTGGTGGAGATATATTGATACAACAAACGCTTCTAGTTATTATACTTCAGGGGCAAGTCTTCAACAACAGACAAGACTTAATGCAGCGTTTACAACAGCAACTTCTCTCACGGTAGTAGACTCAGATAGGTTTATAATCAAGTGTACAGATATTGCAATTGCTTATATTTACAATGGTTCTTCTTGGGTTACTCAAGCAGATTTTATTGATGGAGACTTAATGGTTGCTGGGACAGTTACTTCGGATAAACTCAATGTAACTAACCTCTCTGCCGTAACTGCTAATATGGGAACTTTAACAGCAGGAAAGCTTGAAAGTGCTGACGGTAAGTTTAAAATAGATTTAACAAATAAAGAAATATTAATAGTGGTATAAACAAATGAAAATAATGGTATCAGAATTATCTTTACTAATGACTGCCTCTGATTTTTGGAGGAACACTTCAAAAGACAATGTGTATTACTCTACTGTAACAAAGGGAAAGCTATCCTTTTCTGAGTCTTCTGAAAACTCTTATGCAAGTATAAAAACTTGCGAAGACCTTTCTTTAGTCGAAGATGAAGACGTAGATAACCCTGTTTTTTATGTGGAGTGGCCTAGTGGAAAACATGCTTTAATAGTCCCTGAATCTTGGAGGAGTATAGCTCCTTTAGAGGGAAGACCTTATAACCCTAGATCTTGGGACTGTTATAAGCTTGCTCAAGATTACTACAAGGCTAACTACAACTTTTCGCCGCCGCCGATGACTGCTGAGTTACAAGAACTCAAAAATGGATGGTCCGCAACAAGTTTTAATGGTAATGAAGAACTAGATAATAACTGGGAAATGACAGTTAATCCTCAAAAAGGAGATGCTATTTTCTTTGGGGTTGGAAAGTATTCTTTTGAAAATAAAAATCCAAATCACTGCGGAATATACCTCGGTGATAGTAAGTTTTTACACCATTACTCAGGGAGAATTAGTTGTATAGAAGACCTAGAAGACTGGTCTCACTGGATACTCAACTACGTTAGGAGCAAACATGTCTAAAACTTTCTGGTCTGGCCCTGTAACAAAGGTAGTAGCGTCTGGCACTCTTGCCGCATCTAACACCCAGTTTGTAGGGCCGCTTCCTGTGTTCCCCGAAGATGCTTGGACAGTAGTATTAAACGGACAAACATTAGTAAGCTCTTCAGACAACCCCGCTGCATATCATTATTTTATGTTGTTATATAATCCAACAGACATGTATATTATTTGGAACACTACTGTTAACGTAGGGGATGTTCTTTCTGCGTCTATTGAAAAAGTTAGTTGTGTTATTTATGAGGGAGACGAAAGTTATATTGATAATTATAAGCTTGCAGCAGATGATCCTGTAGGGACTTCAAATGCTCTTACTTTTTCACAAAAATTAAATTCTCTTTATTTTCACTCTGATTTAAATTACTTAGGTAGCACTCAAACAGCAACTACAAAGATTGTTTCTCACCCTGTTAGAACTGCAGCTTCCGCTTCTCAGAGCAAACACTCAGGGGCTTCTTATGCTATATTGAAGGGTACTCAAGAATATACTTTAATGAACCATTCAGGAACCCTTGACACCCCTTTTATTGTTCAAGAAAATAGCAATCAACTTATGCAGGGGCTTCCTATTCAAAACTCAGGAGCAAGCGTTAGAGCAGTAGGGGCTTACAATGACGGTAGCTCTATTAAAATCAGAGAAACTTATGTTACTCACTCAGACTCTCTTCCGGCAGTAAACAAAACCTACACTGTTTATATGTTTGACATTGTTAGCAATAGTAATGTTTCTGCGGATAACACCTTAAAAATAACTTCCACAAACTTTACAGCAGGTGCAGGGAGATTAGACACAGACA